TTAATGTGGGGACGACCAGCCGGCCGGCATAGTGTTGGCGATGACGGTGATCGTGCCGCCGGTACGACCGCACTCGGTGCAAATGAACTGGCGGCCAATCTCCTTGTCATTGATGAAGACGTATTCCTCACCAAACAGCTTGATCAACTTATCCAGGTTCAGCTCTCGGCTGCCCGAGCAATTGGGAGCGCGGCAATGACCACGTAGACCCATGCCGTGATCGCGTAGATCGGCGATTGTGTCGACTACGCCCTTCCAGGGGCGATCAGCCACGGTCAGTTAACCGCCAGGCCGGCAGGCCGAAAGAGCTTCAGCGCGGCATCTATTGCCAGCAGAAGCGCGGGCGCCGGGGAATTGAGCATCCGTATGGTATCGGGCTCGTCGCCGGCCACGCCGACGATCGGGACTAGCTTGTAGTCACCCTCGAACGGGGGAATGTCGCCGTTCGCATAAAAATTGAGGCCGGGAAAGCGTCTGGTCAGGAACACTTCGATCCCGCGTAGCGCCTCGCCTGCTCGAAACGCGCCCGATGGCGGCAAGATGACGAAGCTGGTGACTTCCGTGGCTCCGGGCCGCTCTGACAGGTCGATAGCGGAATGCATGAGAACCCTCCTTTGTGGATGTTCTCATTCTGTTCACGGAAGACGAGGAGTCAATGCTCCTTATATCGCCCCGCCGGCCCAACGAACCCTGCCCCCAATGATCAGCTCCGGCTGCTCGGCCAACGGGACTTCCTCGGTCTGATAGTGCGGATTGTCGCTTTTCAGCAGCAAGAGGCCGGAACGCAGCATTTGCAGGCGTTTGAGCCTCACCAGGCCGCCATAGACCAGCACGTAGATGGCTTCGTCGATGAACTCGCGGATTGAGACGTCGACAATCATCAGGTCGCCGTCGTTGATGGTCTCGCGCATCGAATCGCCCTTGGCCACCATAAGGCGAGCAAATTTCGGGCTGACACCGATCCGGCGTAACCATTCCTCCCGAAATGCGAAGATATCCGGCTCGCTCTCCTCGTAGAGATCGAGGCTCCCGGCGCCGGCACTTGGCCGGATCTCGATCTTCGGCACATTGACAAAACCGTGGGGCGCCTCGCCCGCTGTCATCATAGGGGCCGGAGCCTTGCCGTTCACCGGCCTCATCTCGCCCCGACCCAGCGCCAGCCAATCCAGCGAAACCTCGGCCGCATTGGCGATCAGGACCAGGTTGTCCAACCCAGGCATCGACCCCTGCAGGTATTGGCGGAACGATGAATCGCTCAAACCGGCTCTTTTCGCAAAAGCGTGAGCTGATTCGCCGGCCATCGCCAGGCTTAGCCTCTCATGGAAGGTGGTTTGCGTCATTGCGTGAACTCTTGCTCGCGGCAAAACTTCGCCCTTGTGAGAGAAATTCGTAAATTGTCCAAATAAAACAATGCTTTAGCGATCATTCACGGAAAGACGTGAGCGCACGAACTTTTGCGTGTGCAAATTCACGCTTTTCCGTTGATGTGTTCACGTAATTATGCGACATTAGCGGCGACTAGTGTTGTTTAAATCTTTAACCATCCGGTCCTCTGCAAAGGGCCGGACGATCGGTGGAGCCGCCATGAACACCCCTCAGGTTTGGGACCGCCATGCCATCAATGCCGAAATTCGGCGCCGTGGCATGACGCTCACCGGGATTGCCCTGGACGCTGGTTTCTACCCAAGCGCCTGCAGGCAAGGGATCATCGGTTTGAGCCGCCCAGGTGCCGAGGCCATCGCCGCTGCCCTAGGCATCCCGTTCCGGACCCTGTTCCCGACTCTCTACACGAGAGGCCGTCATGACGAGGTCGACACTACCAGCACCGCCAGTCGCAGCGGAAGTGCAAAAGTTGCACTCATTTTAGACGCCACGCCCGGCGCGCCCTGAGGCCGCTGTCTAGCGCGAAGCCATTCGCAGACAGCCAAACGCCATTCAGGGGACCGCCAACGTGACGACACCGACCAAAATCAAGATTGCCGAAATCCGCGTTCCCGCGAACCGGCGCCGGCTCGACCCCGCGTGGGTGGCGACCATCATGGCCGACATTCAGGGTGGCAACGGGCACATGATCCCGATCGAGGTCGTACCCGATCAGACAGAGGGGTTTGAGTATCGGTTGATTTTTGGCGGGCATCGGCTCGCCGCGATCTCGGGCCTTGGAGACGCCGAGATCGACGCGTTCGTCAAAGACCCCAAGGAAGTCGCCACCGAAACACAGATCCGCAAGCGCGAGATCGCCGAGAACCTGATACGGCGTCAGCTATCAGTTCTGGACCGTGCAAAGGATATCGCCGACTGGCGCGACATCTATGACGCGGAACACGGCACGGGCAAAACCGGCCGCAAGAAGGGGCGAGAAGTCGTCGAGGATGACGAATTGAGTGCAAAGTTTGCACTCAATTTCTCGGAGGCCGCCCAGGCGGTCCTCGGCATATCGCGCCGCAGCGTTTTCCATGCGTTGAAGATCGCCACCATTCCGGAGCTGATCCGCCAGGACATCTCGCTTCACGCGATAGCCGACAGCCAGACAGACCTTCTGCAGCTCGCATCCGACCCGCCCCAGCGCCAGGCCGCTATCGCTCGTCTGTTGACCATGGCTGCCGACGACGCGCCGAAGACAGTCAGCGAGGCGATCGCTGTAATCGACCGAACGGTGAAGCCGGCTGCCGAGCCTCGCTGGCAAAAGCTTGCCGGCGACTTTTCCAAGATGAAGGAAGGCGAACAGGACCGCTTTTTCGAGCTGCACGAAGCCGCCATCCAGCGGTGGCTGAAAGACCGGCAACGCTGATGGCCCGTTCGCGCAACGACCACCTGACAAACGATCTCTTCGAGTGGGAGCCGCCGCAGGTCGCTGTCGGCTATACGCCCGATGTCGTCGGTCGCGGCGAACTGGACAACCAGATCTCGCGGCTAGTCAGCAGGGCATTGCGCGACTGCAGGGATGAAGGCAATGGCTCGCGAGCGGACATCGCCAGGCGCATGTCGGCCTATCTCAATCGACCTGTCTCCGAGGGCATCCTCAACAAGTGGTCGTCGGAAAGCAGCGACGAACATCGCATCCCGCTCGACGCCTTCATCGCGCTGATCGAGGCCACCAAGGCAAACGATCTGCTTGGCTTCGTACCGTCGAAATTCGGCTTCTCGGTCGTGCCTGAGAAGTATGCCGATCTCATCGAAATCCACCTGATTGAAGAACACGAGCGGGACATCGCCGCGCGCAAGGCAGCACTCCAGGTGCGCTGGAAGGCCAAGCGATGAACCTCGCCGAGAACAGGGCAGTGCCAGACGCAGTGGAAAGCAAAACGACGAAAGGCTTTCACATGAGACGTGCATTTCTCGACCTGGCGAAGGATGTCGCAAGCTTCTTTGCAATGGCCGCCTTTCTGGCCTTCGCATATTGCGGCACCGCCGCCCTGTCGGCGGCGACGATCGCTGCGAGGATCGGCCAATGAGCCCGTTCCTCGTCCTCGGCATCGGAGGCACGATCGCCTGGGCCATCGTGCTCTACGGCGTTCACCGTCTCTACTCAGCTCATTTCCAGCGCCGCGCTGCTGCCGGCGCGGCCTTCCGCCGTCGTGTCAACAAGCATGTCATGCGCGGAGGCATCTGGTCATGACACCGCACCGCTGCGCTATGCCCGAATGCCCGAACGAGGCCACCGGCATCTTCTGCCCCGACCACTACGTCAAGCTTCAGCCATCGCAGGCGAAGTGGTTGGTGCGCTGGCAGATCAAGATGATGCGCTGCGTGGACGCCGACACCAAGCAACACATGCGCGAGCAGCTCCACGGTTACACTCAGGAAGCCGTTCGCGCCATCCAATCGTCCGAAGCGATCTCCCAAGCCGCCACGGCCAGCGCCCGTTGCCTGACGGCGGGAGCCAACCAACCCCAGGCTGCATTATGAAAAAATGGCGTCTCCCAACAGCCTCAAAATGTTGCGATGTCAGCTGGCTAAGCTTGGCTGTCAGGGGCGGCCATTTGACCTTTCGGACTGTAACCAGGGAGCTCGGATGCCTTTGGATAGGTGTACCCGTTGAAAGCGAACACACCTCCAAACAACCAGTGAAGGAACGGGACTTTCAGGCGATCTCCTCGATCGAACTCCAGAGAGTCCAAGGCATCGTTGAAAGCCTTGGCATCCAGCGCGCGCAATGTAGGAGGTTCGTCGCCGTTGATTCGGATCATCCGGCTATTCCAGCTCGCAATCTGGACTTCGGTAGGGGCAACCTCTGCTTCGACGTCCGCAAGCAGATTGTAATATTCCTTCTGAAGGGCCTGGTGGTCGCGAGCAGACCGACCAAAGTCGAAAACCAACTGGGCAGCTCCTACTACCGCGACAGCTGCTGCCGGCCAAATAGGGTTGAAGCCAAGGTAGGTAATCAGGCCACCGCTTGCAGCGGTTCCCAAAACCACGACCGCGAAATTGAATATCCGGTTCCAGCGCTCGAACGTCATTCGCCGGCCTGTGTGGTACATCGCATTCCGCAAAGCATTGAACCGAACGAGTTCGACAGACGCCATCATCCCACCCTAGGAGGCTTCGGGGGTGTCATAGGCGCCGGTGGCGTCTTAGGCTTCACCTCGTTTATACGAGGGACTGGCTGCGGCTGCCGGACCCCAGGCGCTGCGACTTCCTTTGCCATTGATCTAATCCTCCCTCATTTTCTTGTAGGTGGCGGCGGCGGTGGTGACGGCTGTCTTGGGCCGTTTGAGCCTTGTCCACCACCTCGTGCCGGGGCCGGCTGCCTCGGGCCGGTTCCTTTTTTGACGTCCGACATTAGTTTCCTCCTCTGTTTAATTCTGTCACCCGCAAATACTTTGTACGCCTTCAGCGGGCGTAATGGCAGTTCTCCTATCACGACAGAAGTGCCAGGGAAAATAGAGACTTGCGCGGTGTCAGCATGAAGGACTGGCTGACCGCCCGCGAGATCGCCGCCGAGCAGTTGCCCGATATGCCGCGCGACGTGAGCGGCATTTGGCGCATGGCCCAGCGCGAAGGGTGGGACGAGCGGACCAGCCAGGCGCGCGCCCGCGCCGGCCGAGGCGGCGCCACCGAATATCACCTGTCGCTGCTTCCGACGCTCGCCCAGGTCGCCTACCAGCAGAAGCACATCGTCATCCAGTTGCCGGTGAAGCCGGCCAAGCCTGCCCCCGACACCAGCCTGACGGCACGGGCACAAAAGGAACGCGACGCGCGCCTCGCGATCGTCGCCGCCTTCGAGAAATTCAGTCGCGGCATGCAGCTTGGCTATGCCACCCGGGTCCAGGTCTTCACCGACAAGTTCAATGCCGGCTCGCTCAACATCGATCCATGGGTGCTCGAAATCATTCCGAGCCTCTCCAAGCGCACATTGGCCCGCTGGCAGTCGCAAAAGCGCGACGGCAGGGCCAATTCGCTTGGGCACGATCCCGCCCAGGCGCGCAAGGGAACCGGCATCCTCGACACAGCCAATGGCGGCGCCGTCAGCGCCTTCATGCTGGCCTTGATCACGCATCAACCGCACCTGTCGGGCCATCACGTCCGCACCATGTGCCGCTCCGAGTTCGGCGACACCTTGAAGGTCGTTTCAAAGGGCGTTGAAGCGACCATTCCGATGCCGCCGGTGCGCACCTTCCAGCATGCGCTGAAGGGCCTGAAGGAAAAGCACAAGGTCGAGCTGCTGAAGCTCACCAATCCGGACCGATATCGGTCGCATATGGCGCCGGCCGGCGTCGGCATGCTCCGCCACATCACTGAGCCCAACCAGCTCTGGCAGATCGACGCCTCACCGGTCGATGCGCTCTGCACCGATGGCCGGCATGCCGTCTATGCCTGCATTGACATCGCCACGCGCCGTGCCGTCTGGTTGTTGTCGCGCACACCTCGCGCCTCGGCCGTCGCGCTGCTGATCCGCAAAGCCATCCTCGAATGGGGCGTGCCCGATGTCGTCAAGACCGACAACGGCTCTGACTTCGTTGCCAGGGACACCCAGCGGCTGTTCGCTTCGCTCGGCATCGAGGCCGAAACGTCCGACGCCTATTCGCCGGAGCAGAAGGGACACGTCGAGCGCGTCATCAAGACGTTCCAGCATGATATGGCATCGCTGCTGCCAGGCTTCGTCGGTCACTCGGTCGCCGATCGGAAAGCGATCGAAAGCCGCAAGAGCTTTGCCCAGCGCCTGGGCGAGGATGACGCCTCGGTTTTCGGCGTCTCGCTGACCGGCCCGCAGCTCCAGAAGCACGTCGACGATTGGGCGAACCTGGTCTACCAGCACAAGCCGCATGCGGGGCTGAAGAACGTCACGCCCTTCGCCGCAGCGCTCGCTTCGGCCAAGCCGGTGCGCACGGTCGAAGAACGCGCCCTCGATCTGCTGCTGATGCCAATAGCCGGCGGCAATGACGGCCAGCGCATCGTCGGCAAGCTCGGCATCCGCATCGACGGCTACCACTACATGACGCCGACCATCCTGCCGGGCACTGCCGTGTTCGTGCGGCAAGACCCGAACGATGCCGGCCGGGCCTACGCCTTCGCCCAGGACGGCGCGGAGTTCCTCGGAGACGCCATCTGCCCAGAGTTGTCGGGCATCCATCCCGAGACGATCGTGCGCGCCGCCAAGGAAATGCGAGGCGAGCTGATCGATGAGCGCACCCGCGAGCTGAAGGCCGACGTGAAGAAGATCGCCAAGGGCGCGCCGTTGATAGAACGCGCCCTGGAAGTCGCTCGCCGCGACGCGCCCAACATTATAGCGCTGCCGAAGCGCGAACAGGCCCACAGCACCCCACAGATCAGCGCCGCGATCGAAGCGCTCGGCGAGCGGCTCAACCCGAGCCAGCCGCTCGATCCTGCCGCTGCTGCCGCACATCGCCGGCTGATCGACGATATGCGCGCCGAGGACGAACAGCGGTTGTTTGCCGGTACCGACGCCATGATGCGGCGTCGGCAGGCCGAGATCGAGGCGGCGCGCACCGCGCATCTGCCAAAGGACTTCAACGTCGTTGCGCTGCCCGAGACGCCAAAGGAGCGCTACCGGCGCGCCGTCGCCTTCCGCAAGCTGCTCGACACCAACACGCTGCCAGCGGCCGACGCGGTCTGGCTCGGCGGCTACGAGCAGTCAGCCGAGTTTCGGTCTCACCAGGCCATGCATGAGGATTTCGGGGACGCGTACCTGTCCTGAGTAACGGAAAAGCCCAGTCTGCAAACCGGGCTCTCCGAATGAACAGCCGCCGAAGCGGCACAGCACAACGAGGAAAATGATGACAGAACTCAGCAAAGTCAACAGACCGGCGCCGTTGAAGAACGTGGCGGCGTTCTCGACCCTGCTTGCCAAGATGGTCGACCGCGACCCCGACGCTCCGGGTCTAGCGGTTTTCTCTGGCCCCTCCGGTTGGGGCAAAAGCAAGTCCGCCGTCTATGGCGCGAACAAGTATCGCGCCTCCTATATCGAGTGCGGTCAATTCACGACGGCAAGGTCGATGCTGACCGAGATCCTGATCGAGTTGGGTGAGCAGCGCCCGCGCGGGTCGATCGAGGACATGAAATCCCAGGCCATTATGACGATGGCCGGCGATCCACGGCGCCCCCTCATCATCGACGAAGCACACTTCATCTCCAGGAAGCGCTTCGTCGATCTTTTGCGCGAACTCTCCGACAAATCCGGCGCCCCTGTTGTGTTGATCGGCGAAGAGCTTCTGCCGGCGCATCTCGAAGAGTTCGAGCGGGTGCACAACCGCGTTCTCGAATGGCTCCAGGCGGTTCCCTGCGATGCTGAGGACTTCCAGCTGCTCACCGCCTTCCGCTGCCCCGGCATTGAGATCGCGCCAGACCTGGCGAGCGCGATCCTGGAGAAGACAAAAGGCAACACACGCCGCATCGTCATCAACCTGATTGCCATATCCGAGGCCAGTCATGTGCACGGCCTGAAACGCTTCGACCTGGCCACCTTCGGCGGGCTGGGCGCGATCAAGGGGGCGCCAAAATTCACCCCGAGGAAGTTCGCATGAGGCCGCTGGTCGACATGGTTAAGTTGAGCTTGGCGGTGCCGCGCGGCGAAGCCGGCTTCTGGCAGATCATTCTCGACCTGGACAAGAAAGGTCCTTGGACCGGCAAGCAGGTTGCCGACCGGACGAACGTGTCCAGAAACATCGTGAATGACTACCTCCGGCGGCTCAACCTCGGCGGCTTTACCTCAATCGTTGAGCAGCAATTGAAGGGTCGCATGGGGAGAAACGTGCGCCCCGAGATCGTCTATGTCCTGGCGAAGTGGCCGCAGCGCGCTCCGCGCTTGCATCGTGACGGTTCGGCCATACCCGAGACCGCCAAAGAGCAGCTCTGGCGCGCCATCAGGATGGCCAAGCAGTTCAACGCCCTCGACCTGCCGCAGCTGTGCGTCAGCGACGTGAAGCCGGCCACCGTCAGCAGCTACATCTACGCCCTCGTAGCTGTCGGGGTCATCGTCGGGAAATGGCCGAACTATCGCCTTGTCCGCAATATCGGCAGCGCAGCTCCCAAGATACTGACCGCCAAGGTTGTTTTCGACCCGAACAAGAATGTGGTGCTCGGCAGCTCCGTCGTCACCGCGCGCGAGGCCAGCTCGTGAACCGGGGGCCTGTCAAGCACAGCCGCCCTGACGGCAAGTCATTCGTCGAAAAGGCGATCGACGCGCACGGCTCGCCGCTGCCGGACTGGCTGGGCGAGCTGGCCCAGCTCGCCGACTCCAACGACCTTGGGGTTGCCGGAGCGCGTATCGGCTACAGCCGGTCTGCCGTCTCACAGATCATCAGCGGGAAATATCCAGGCGACCTCGGCCGCGTCGAGCAGATGGTGCGCGGCGCGCTGATGGCGCTGACCGTCGAATGTCCCGTCCTGGGCGAGATCGGCCGGGACCAGTGCCTCACCGAACAGAAGGAGCCGTTCCGCGCCACGTCGCGGCATCGCGCCCAGCTTTTCCACGCCTGCAAAACCTGCCCCCAAAGGAGAAAATAGCCATGGGCGAAAGAATGTCTCTGGCGCTTTCGGACGGCCTGTCCGAACTGCGCGGCCTGATTTCCGACTATCAGCACGAACCCCGCATCCTCGATCCGCAAGACGCCCGCGTCCTGTGCGAATGCATCAAAGAGCTTCGCGACAAGGCGCGCGTCATCGAAACCCGTCTGAGCCAGAAGGTCTGGAATGACCAGGCGCGGGCCGAGCGCCAGGCGGAAGCCGACCGCATCGCCGAGGCCGTGGTCCGGCCGGGATCGAACGTGTGTCTGTTTCCGGTGATCCCGCGCCCGTTCTCTGACGGTCGACCGGGAGGCCGAGCATGACGGCACCTTTTCGAAGCCACAACGCCCAAGCGCTAGCGTCGCGACTAGTTGACAAGATCCTCCCGATCGTAGCCGCCGACATTGAAGCGATGAAGCGGCAGAGGGCCGGTGAAGAAGCCGTCATGCGCGCCTGCCGCGATGTTGGTGCTGCCGTCGACCGGCTTGACCAGATGAAGTTCGGGCCCGGCGAACTGCCGGCACGGAAGTCCCTCGAACGTAAAGCGCGGGCTCTCGCTCGGGCTATGGAGAGGTACCGCGATGCCCGCAAGTGAGGCTCTTTTAGCCGCGGTCTCCCGGCTCGACATGATCGAGCTTTGCAGCCGCATCATCATGAACCCGGAACGCAATGCTCCGAGGGCGACAGTTGCCGAGGTGTTCGCTTTGGCCAAGGCCACGGAAGGCCTCTGGGCCATCGCCCTTGAGGCGAGGCTGCTGGTCAGCGCGCTAGAACGATCGACGGTCATCAGCGTCCGCGCCGACGAGGTGGCCCAACAGATGGCCACCCTGCGCGCCCTTCTCACCCCACTCAGCCCAATCCCCACCCGACAGGAAAATGACCATGCAAGCAGCAACTGAAGCCTCCATCGCCGCCACCGGCGCCATCGTCGTCGGCGGCAAGTCCTACATGCCCGATGCCAAGGGCAACCTCGTGCCGGTCGAGGCAATCAAGGCCGCCGATAAGCTTGAAGACGAGACCGTGCGCAAGATCATCGGCCATGCCGTCGAGCTATCGGCGCAGATCGGCCGGTTCAAGGAACACACCTTCGACGATCTCTCCGCCTTCGAGGCGCTGCTCGCCCAGGAGTACGGCGCGACCAAGGGCGGCGCGAAGGGCAACAAGACCTTCATGACGTTCGACGGGCTGAAGAAGGTTTCCGTCCAGGTGGCCGACCTGATCGACTTCGGCTCGCAGCTGCAGATCGCCAAGGGCCTGATCGACGAATGCCTGACGGAGTGGTCGGCGGACAGCCGCACAGAAATCCGCTCGATCATCTCGCGCGCCTTCAACGTCGAAAAACAGGGCCAGATCAACCGTACCGAGATCTTCATGCTGCTGCGGCTCGACATCGAGGACGGGCGCTGGCAGCGCGCCATGGAGGCCATCCGTGCCGCCATGCGCGTCATCGGCTCCAAGACCTATGTCCGCTGCTACGAGCGCGACAGCCAGGACGCGGAGTGGCGGGCGGTAACCATCGATCTGGCGAAGGCGTAAGGCCATGGGACCAGCGATATCAGCATCAGTGGCGTACCCGGGCTCGTGGCGAGTCCGTAGTATATTCAAATGCCAATTTGGTGAGGTCATCAGCGAAGACATCCGCCTCGCCGAGGATCGCATTAAATACTACGACCAAGCCCGCCGTAAACTTTGGCAGTTCGTTCTGGTTGCCGGGAAGAGTGACCACCAAGCGATGGGCCCGCAAGTACGATGCGGCTTGCTCGATCTTTCCGGCCCTTGCCATCAACAGTCTGTAGCGCTGCGTCATCAAGGGGTCAAAAAGGTCCGCAGCATCTGCAAGCGAAACATCGCGTACCGAATTTACGAATTTATCGGCCTCGATCAGCAAGCCATCCATGACCTCTTCGGAAGGCGCGACGCCTTTAACGCGCTCGCTCTCATATCGTTCGAGCCAGTGATTTCCCTCGGCGTGGACTTTTCTAAGCCAGACGCTGGCCGGATGCTGCGCCCGCTGAACTCGCAGCCTGTCGGCGCGCAAGGTCAGACGGTAAATCTCCCTGTGACGTCGCTCTTGCTCATTGTCGACGCGCATGGCTGCGCGAACCGACCAAGCGGCAGCAGCTATGGCCAACATCCCGGTGATCAACGTCTCCCATTGTATACGCTGATCCTTCATGGCCGGTGCGAGCCATTCGCCGAAGCAGAATCCAATGGCCCCGGCGCTGAGCACAAGAGCAATTCGGTCAAGTCTGTCTGTAGCCATAGATCGCCCCCCTTTGTTCGGCAGCAAACATACACATGTGGGGGTGTTCTGTGAGCGCTTTCTCGTCGATCCACGTCGCCAATAAGCAGCTCGGACTAGACGATGATACCGCGCGGGATCTCTACGAGCGTGTCACCGGCAAGCGCAGCCTTCGCGAGATGAACGGGCGCGAGCTGCGGCTGATCATCAACGAGCAGCGCCAACGGGGTTTCAAGGCTGCTGAAAAGGGCCTTCAAGGGCCATTCGCCAAGAAGCTCCAGGCGCTGTGGATCGCCGCCTGGAACCTCGCCATCGTCCGCGACCGGACGGATGCCGCCATGCTGTCCTTCGTCAAGCGGCAGACCGGCATCGAACACACCCGTTTCCTGCTCGACGCGGAAGACGCCGCCAAGGCGATCGACGCGCTCAAGGCATGGATGACGCGGGAGGCTGGCGTCGACTGGACGCAAGGCGTGCATCTGCCCGGCTGGCAGCATCCGAACGGTGCAAAAATTGCACTCGCACAGTGGCAGGTTCTGTCGGTTTTCAAGGCCGTCGACCCGAAGGGCTTCCGGCAGTTCACCTGGGACAACGCCAAGCCGCTCGACCAGATGACGGACCGCGACTGGCCGGCCGTGATGAACACCCTCGGCGACATGGTCAGGAAGGCGAAGCAAGCATGAGGAACGCAAGGCCTGTTCTGGCGCGCGGCGCCGCCACGTGGCCGACGGAATGGCGCGCCGCGTTCCGCGTCTATCTCGATCGAGAGTTGGGCTTGATCTCGGTCGAGCATGACGGCGCGATCGGCTGGGAAGAGCTGCAGGCCATCAAGGACCGCGTGGCCGGCGAGACGGCGACAGCGATCGAAGTCTATCCGCCGGCCGATCGCGTCGTGAACAATCTTCCGATGCGGCATCTCTGGATACTCGGCGCGGACGACTGGTGGCCGGATCTCGGCCCGGAAGGGCCTCCCGCACCGACCACACTTCGGGAGCGCTATCTGGCGACCCAGATCGCATTCGAAGGAACGCGCTGATGGTCGCCTATAGCTTCAAGGCGATGTTCGCTCCGCAGGTATCGGGGCTGACCAAACGGCAGACCGTGCGCGCCGATCGCAAGAGGCATGCCCGGCCAGGCGAACCGGTCCAGCTCTACCAGGGCATGCGGACGATCCACTGCCGCAAGCTGGTCGATCACGACCCGATCTGCACCCGCGTCCGCTCGATCGAGATCGCCGTCAGCGACCTGATGGCGGTGGCGATCGTCAGCATCGCCATTGAAGGCATTCCGCTCCATCGCGAGGAGATCGAACTGTTCTGCCGCGCTGACGGCTTTGCGCCCTGGTTCGTCTTCGACCTCGGGCTTCGCGGCGACGCCGCCCGCGAAAACATGGGCCAGTTCTGGCTGCAACATCACGGCATCGGGCGCTTCCAGGGCGTCCTTATTGAATGGGAGCCAGCATGAGCGCGCGTCGTCGTCACACAGGCCGGGTCAAGATCGACTTCGCCAAGATCGAGGCCTACGCCGCCTCGGAGCTGGCCAGCAATGCCCTTGCGGCGGCCATGGGATGCGACTGGACGCTCACCAAGCATTCTGCCCTCTACCGCTGCCGGAGCGGCCTCTACACGCTCTGCCTGATCTGGCACGGGCCGAACCGCGAGACGCTGACCACCACGATGCGCAATCTTCGGCTGGAGGTGGCGTGAGCGAAGAACTGCGATCCGCTGAACTGCTCGGCCTCCTTGGCGCGGATGATTTCCTGCGCCTGGTCGAAGCGTTCGGCGGAACGCGCCTTTACGTGCCGCGATCGGGCGACACGACGGAGATCGCCAAGCATCTCGGCACGGCTGTTGCCACCAAGCTCGGCAATCGCTACTCCGGAACCTATCTGCGCGTCCCTCTTGCACGAGAGCAGCGCGCGCGGCACTATCGCGGCATCGGACATTCGAACGCCGATATCGCCCGTCGCCTCGGAATGACGGAAACCGGTGTGGACAAGCTGTTCCGCCGCATGCCGGGAAAGCCCGCCAAGGGCAGCCGCGACCCGCGCCAGATCGATCTCTTTTCCAACCGTTGACCGACCGCCCGCCACGGCGGGCATGATTGCCGCCCGCTGCCGGAGGCATGGTGCTGTGAAACGGCCGGAGATTTGCTCCGGCCGATTTTCACAAGGCGGATCATGATGGATGCGATCAAAGCGTTCGGCGCCCGTATCGAGGCCAAACTCGTAGACAACTGGCGCCGGGTGGTGCTTCTTTCGCTCAGTTTCTGGATGCAGGTGTTGGGCGTCGCAGCTCTCATTCTGCCCGAACTGTACTACCGCCTGACCGGCAATGACTACGACCCCTATTTCTTCTGGTGGATAGGTGTGCTGCTTTTGCTGGCCGGCATCATCGGTCGCGTATGGCAGCAAGGCGTTTCGCCCCTGGTGGAATGGCTGCGCATCATCGCCATAGGCGCCGTCATCGTGGCGCTGGCGCTGATCCTGGCGACGCCGTCCAAGGCCGAAAGCCTTGACCTCGGCCGAGGCAACGCAGCCGTCGCGACCGAGGCCCAGACGCTGCAGATCGCGGTGCCATTCATCGCCAAGGAAGAAGGTGAGCGAAACCGCGCCTACCTTGACGCCGTGGGGGTGCCAACGATCTGCTTCGGCTCGACGCGTGGCGTGCATCTCGGCATGGTCAAGAGCCATCAAGAATGCCTTGCCCTGCTCTGGTTAGAGGTGGCCGAGCACCGGACCGGATTGCACCGCTATTTCACACCGACGACGATCGCCACCCGCCTGCCGCCGACGCGTGACGCTGCCTACACCTCGACAGCTTTCAACGTCGGCTTTGCCGGGATCGGCAAGAGCACCGCGACCCGCCGCCTCAACGAGGGCGACATCGTCGGCGGGTGCCAGGCACTGACCTGGTTCGACAAAGGCGGTGGCAGAGTGCTGCGCGGTCTGTTCGAGCGGCGCAAGCGTGAGAAGGCGCTTTGCATGCTGGGCGCTGCCTAGATGGGCGCGACGGCCTGGTTGCTCTTCAAGACGTGGGTGCTGCCTGTCCTGACATTCGGCGTCACGCTTCCGGTGTGGGCTTTTCTGGCCGGTGGCGCATGGCTCTGGATCGACAAGGTCTCGGCCGTGCGCCAGGCCGTCGACAAGGCGGTGACCGAGCTTGTCGCTGGCGCCCAGCTCGACGCACTCCAGGCCGAGGTGACCGAACAGCGCCGGCTGCGTGCCTGGAGCGATGGCAAGGCCGACGAGGCCGGCAAGATCGCCGCCGACGAGCGCTCTGCCCGCGTCACCCTCGAAACCACACTCACACTGACAGACGCCGAAAAAAGGAAAGCCGAGGATGATCTCGCAGCGCTTCAAGCTCGCGATGACGGCCTGGTTGATCAGCAGCTGCTTGACAGCCTGCACAACCGATAAGGCCGCGTTGGACAAGGCATATGCCGACAAGGCCAAGGCCGGCGTCGTCGGCGAAGCCTTGACCGAAGCCGATCGCGCGGTCGCCGAGGCGCGCCGCATGCCGGACTTTCCGGGCGATTGCAGACGCCATCACTTCAGCGGCGTGAAGCTTGGCGACAAGCTCGGCGTCGCCAACAAGAAGGCCGACCTCGCCCTTGGTGACGCCAACAAGCAGACCGACGCCTGCGCCGCCTGGTACGACGGGACGAAGGCCGCGAGGGAGCCCAAATGAGCGTCTCCAATCGCGCCTTCGAACTGGCTGACCGCCGCGCCGAGGAAGAGCGCGCGGCCGGCATCCGGCGTGTCCAGCAGGCGATCCGGGCCGCCATCGATGTCACCGCGTCATCATTCTGCGACTGCGGTGAGCGCATCCCCGACGCCCGCCGCCAGGCCGTGCCGACCACCACCAGGTGCATCGACTGCGAAACCTTCATCGAACGACAAAGCCGGAGACGTGCCTGATGGACATTACCCCGATGATGCCCTGGCTGGTCGCCATCTCGACGATCCTGTCGATCGGAACGGTGGTCTACACCTTGCTGACTTCCGGCGCCAAGAAGACAGCCACCGACCTCGACGCCCACAAGAAGAAGGCGGACGAACGGCAGGCCGAGGTGGAGAAGACGCTCGATAACCACGGCACGCGCATCCAGTCGATCGAAAGCGAAATGAAGCATCTGCCCGATGCGGCAGCCTTCATGGATCTTCGTCTCGCCGTCTCCGACATCAAGGGCAACGCCGGCGCACAGGCCGAGGTGGTCAACGGCATCGCCCGCACGGTCCACCGCATGGAGAACTTCTTGCTATCAGGATCGAAGAGCGAATGACCGACTTTGACGCCTACCTCACTTACGATGCCCGGCTGATCATCCTTCGCGAGTTGCACAAGCAGACGGACGGCCGCCTCAACGAGGTGCTGCTGACGAAGGCGCTCGATGCCTTCGGCCACAATCGCTCGCGTGAATGGGTCCGCACCCAGCTGCGCAAGCTCGTCGAGCTGGGCGCGGTCAAGGTCACAGAGATCGGCACCGTCATGGTTGCCGCCATCACGCGTAGCGGCGTCGACCATGTTGAACGGCGGGCAATCATCGAAGGCGTGGCGCGTCCCTCGCCGGAGGCCTGAGATGGCGCGCAAAGGTCGTGGTCAGCTTTCGGCGATCGAGCGCCTGCCAGAGGAGTGCGGCCCCATCATCACCTGGGCCGCGACCGCGCTGCAGGATCGCGACCGAACGCAAACCGATATCTACGAAGAATTTTTCCTGAAGATGCAGGCCCTGCAGGCCGAGCATAAGGGCGAGCTGGAATTCGTCATCCCGTCCTTTTCGGCGTTCAACCGGTATTCGATCAAGCTGGCAATGATGACGCGCCGGCTCGAAGAAACCCGCGAGATCGCGGCCACCATCTCCAAGCGGTTCGACGCCCAGAGTTCCGACGATCTCACGTTGATCGCCGCCGAGGCGATCAAGACACTGGTGTTCGAGCTGCTGACCGATGCCGGCGAAAGCGGCCTGGCGCCGGTGGGCGCCATGCAGCTGGCCACGGCGCTGAAGATGGCGACCCAAGCGCAGAGCGTTTCCAACGATCGGCGCGTCAAGGTGGCGAAGGAATTCAAGGCCGATGTCGAGAAGGCCGTCGACACCGTCGCCAAGGCCAAGGGCATGTCGGCCGACACGGCCGAGGCGATCAAATCCCAAATTCTCGGCGTCAGGAGCGACCGATGACGTCAGCCTTTGGTGTCGATGCCTGGCGATTTGACGAACGGTGTTTCGAAAACCGATGCCGGATCATAATCCTGAGGTGTAGGCGCGCGTTTCGGCCTCGCTTTAAGGACAATGCCAGCCAATTCAGCTCGCATGAAGTACTCGGCGCCCACGTGAATTTTGTTGCTATCCACCGCCTTGTCTATCGTATCCGCAAAATCGAAATCTGGCTGCTCGGCAGAAATTGCCTGTATCACATGACGCGCTTGTTCCTCGGGCGACCAGTCCTGCGCAACAGCAAATTCGACATCGCGAATATGTGCCATCCCTGCAATAGCAAAGCTCTTCAAAGCTGCGTCGCGAATGTCGTTCAAAACCTGTTCATCCAATGCTTTTGTCACGTTTGCCACCCTGATGTTTCACCGGAGCCAGAGGTGGGATCATGAGCGAGAAAAGTCCATATCTTTCTGAACGACAATGGAGCGAAATCCGATACGGAAATCATTCTGCAATCGATTCCGTTATCGCAGAAGTGGGTTTGCCCAGCGCTCTGTTGCGATATCAGAGCCGCACCGTCTCACTTCTCGAAACCAGCGCCGTCCGCGTGCTGTTCATCGAGAAGAGCCGGCGTATCGGGGAAACCTGGGCGCTCGCCTCCTATGCCGTTTTGCGCGCCGGACGTGCCAAGGATGCCGGCGGCATGGACGCCATGTACATCTCATACTCGCAGGAGATGACACGGGAATTTATCGACGCCTGCGCCATGTGGGCTCGGGCGTTTGCCCAAGCGGCCATTACCCAGGAAGAGTTCCTGTTCGATGACACCGATCCGGCTCACCCCGAAGAGACCCGGCAGATCAAGGCGTTTCGCATCCAGTTCGCATCCGGCTTCGAGATCCTAGCTCTGTCGTCGGCACCGCGCACCCTTCGCGGTAAGCAGGGCCTGGTCATCATAGACGAGGCGGCATTTGTCGACAGCCTGAAAGAGCTAATGAAGGCGGCGCTGGCCAACTTGATGTGGGGCGGCCAGGTCGTGGTCTGCTCGACCCACAACGGCGCCGACAACGAATTCAACGTCCAGGTCCAAGACATCCTCGGCGGCCGATCGAAATACAGCCACCTGAAGATTGATTTCGACCAGGCGTTGCTGGAAGGGCTTTATGAGCGCATCTGCCTGGTGACCAGCCGCGAGTGGTCGCCCGAGGCCGAGGCGCAATGGCGACAGGACATCATCGACTTCTATGGCGACGGCGCCGACGAAGAGCTGTTCTGCGTTCCATCCATGGGCTCCGGCGCATGGCTGACGAGCCCGCTTATCGAAGCGCGCATGACGCTGACGCCGGAAGAGGCTCCGGTCATCCGCATCGACCTGCCGCTGGACTTCCTGCACCGGCCCGAGCTGGAGCGCCGTCACCTGATGGCGCAGCATCTCGACGCCATCAAGAAGGCGCTCGACGGCCTGGACGAAAACCGCCAGCACGCCTTCGGCTATGACCCGGCGCGCAAGGCTGACCCGGCAATCATGTCGCTGCTGTCGATCGACAAGGTGCTGCGCCGCACGTCAGCGCTCACCGTCGAGCTGCGCAACGTGCCGTTCCAGGAGCAGAAGGAAATTGCCACCCTGATGCTGAAGACGTCGCCGAGGTTGTGCGGTGCCGCGATTGATGCCACCGGCCTCGGCATGAACCTGGCTGAGGATCTCGGCCGCGCGTTCGGCCTGCATACCGAGAAGACACCGGGTGGCCTCGTCTGGCAGATCACGCTTAGTCAGAACTGGTACAACGAGAATTTCCCGCCGCTTAAAACGGCCTTTGAAGACGCCAACATCGCGCTGACCAGGGACGCCGAACACGCCGTGGATCTTCGCCTGGTCAAGATCATCCGGGGCATACCGTCGATCCCGCCGGAGCGGGTCGGTGCGGCCGGGGCGAAGCGGCATGGAGACTTCGCGGTCGCGCTGGTGCTCGCCTATTTCGCCAGCCGCATGCAATGGCACGAATACGACTATGTGCCGGCGATGCAACCGAAGAGCCGGTTCGAAGAACGCGCCCAGGACGGGGACGGCTGGCGCGATCGGGCTGACCAGAAATCCGGCGGGTTCCGTTTGGCCTCGCTTCGTCGCAGCTCGGGGATCTACTGATGGCCTTCACCTGGTATGATGCTTTCGGCCGCAAGGTCGACACCGCCGCCCTGAAAGAGGAGCAGGCGGCACCAACCATCGGCAGCGTTCGCCTCCACAACGCCCACCACCCGGCGGCTGGCCTCACGCCCGGCCGCCTTGCCCAGATCCTGCGCTCTTCGATCGACAGCGATCCCGAGGACTACCTCGCCCTAGCGGAGGACATGGAAGAGCGAGATCCGCACTATGGTTCCGTGCTCTTCACCCGCAAGGCCCAGGTGGCCGGGCTGGACATCACGGTTGAGGCGGCAGGCGACGACGCCAAAAGCGTCGAGATCGCCGACATGGTGCGCCAGTTTGTCGGCCGCGACGAATTCGAAGTCGAGCTGCGCGACATCCTCGACGCCACCGGCAAGGGTTTCTCTTGCACCGAGATCCTCTGGGACACCTCCGAAGGCCAGTGGCGGCCGAAGCGCCTTGCGTGGCGGGATCCACGCTGGTTTGTCTTCGACCAGGTCAGCGGCGAGACGCCGCTGTTGCGCAATGGCGGCAGCAACGACCCGCTGAAGCCGTTCGGCTGGATCTTCCACTCCTTCAAGGCCAAGTCTGGCCTGCCCATTCGCGGTGGCCTGGCGCGCGCCGTCGCATGGACGTTCCTCTTCAAGAGCTTCACGGTCAAGGACTGGGCGATCTTCTGCGAGGCCTATGGGCAGCCTTTGCGATTGGGCAAGTATGATGCCGGCGCCAGCGAGGCCGACAAGGAAAAGCTGCTGGAAGCAGTGACCAACATCGGCACCGACTATTCGGCGATTGTGCCGGTCTCGATGGCGATCGAGTTCATCAAGGCGGATCTCGCCGGCAGCCACGATCTCTACGAGAAGCGGGCCGACTGGCTCGACCGCCAGACGTCCAAGGTCGTCCTCGGCCAGACATCGACCACCGACGCCCAGAAAGGCAGCTACGCGGTCGGCAAGGTGCACGACGGCGTACGTGACGACATTGAGAAGGCGGATGCGAAGTCGTTGCGCGGAACCCTCAACCGCGACCTGGTGCGGCCCCTCGTCGACCTGAACTATGGTCCGCAGGAGAAGTACCCCAAGGTCTGCATCGGCAGGCCGGACGAAGTGGACGTCGAAGCCCTGGTCAAGAACGTCACCATGTTGGTGCCGCTCGGCCTGCCGGTCAGCAAGAAAAGCATGCTCGACAAGATCGGCCTGCCCGAGCCAAAGGCTGGAGAGGAACTGCTGGTCGCTCCAAAGGCTGCCGTGCCTATCCACCCGAACGCCAATCCCGAACCGCCGCTCAAGCCCGGCCAGGCCGTCAACTCAGTTGGCGGGGTCAAGCGTGACGCGATCGAGCGCGCTGCCGACGCCATGCTTGCCGATTGGATGCCGCTAGTCTCGCCGATTGTCGCCGGCCTCGAAACGGAGATCGCCGCGGCCTCCTCCGTCGATGATGTGAAGGGGTTGCTGGCGAAGCGCTTCGCCGGCCTCGACGCGGCGGCGATGACCGAGCTGCTCGCCAACTCGGCCTTCGCGGCTCGGCTTGCCGGCGTGGTCGACGATCAGCTCTGACGGAGATCCGGCGAATGGAAGCCAACCTGACGCCGGTACCGCCGCGCGACGCGATCGCCGCGCTGTTTGCAAGAGGCCAGCGGCTCGATCCGGAGTTCTCCTGGCTGGACACATGGCAGGCCGCGCATGCCCGCAGCTTCACCGTCGCGAAGTCGGCCGGCTTCGACATCCTGGACGACATCTACAAGGGCCTATTGAAGGCGCTTTCCGAGGGTAAGACCTTCCGCCAGTTCGCCGCCGAGCTGACGCCGCTGCTCCAGGAGAAGGGCTGGTGGGGCCAGCAACCAGCCTTCGACCCGCTGACTGGAGAGACGCGCTGGTCGCAGCTCGGCAGCGTCAGGCGCCTGACCACCATATTCGACGTGAACATGCGGGTGAGCTACGCCGCCGGCCACTGGACCTCTTTCGAGCAGAGCAAGGCGGAGCGGCCGTTCCTTCGCTATGTCCATCTAGAAGGCCAGGAACATCCCCGGCCGCTGCACCACATCTGGCACAATACGGTGCTGCCGATCGATCATCCCTGGTGGAACACCCATGCCTGCCCGAATGGCTGGAACTGCCATTGTACCCTGCAGAGCCTCTCCCAGCGCGATATCGACCGGCTGCTGCGTGAGGGCGAGAAGCTAAAGTTCGAGCCGGTGGCCGGTGTCATGCGCTCCTATCAGAACAAGCGCAACGGGGAGATCACCACCGTGCCCGACGGCATCGATCCGGGGTGGGCATACAATCCTGGCAAGGCTGGCTACATCGGCGTGATCGAACACGATCTGGCACGGAAGACGGGTGCCTCAGAGTGGGTGCGATCCACCACGTAATACCGCCCATCCAAAAGTCGCCCAACAACCGCGCCTGCCCTGGGTCAAATCCAATGACTATGAACCGCGTCCGGAGTGAAGGTTTTGCGGCGGCCACTTACCACGTTCGCTTCTTTGATCGGCACACGCATTGCGAGAGACAGGCCGCCCAGTCATAGTGAGGCCATTAGAGTTCGATCTCTTCATTGGTCAAATTGATCGGCATAAGGGCGGGGACGAAGGCATGAAACTTACGGAGTTTAGAGTTCGCGAATTTCGGAGTATCTGGGATTCGGGGCCAATCAAAGTCGATAACCAGACGACCTGCTTCGTTGGAAAAAACGAAGCAGGCAAAACGACAATCTTAGACGCACTCTATCGTACCAATCCCATCCGAAAGGCGGATGCGGTCTTCGATGTGACATACGATTATCCAAAGCGCGAGGTTGAGGATTATCGGTTCGCCGTAGAAAATGGTGAGCGAGACGAGGCAGTAGTCGTTGAATGCCGGTACGAACTGGATGACGATGACGCCCGGGCGGTCTCGTCCATTTTCGGGCTCAAGGTACTCAAGGACAAAGCAGTTACTCGAAAGACATATTACGGCAATGACCAGAGCAAGTTCTTGCTGATAGCCGATGATGCCGCAGCGCGAAAGCACCTTGCCGATAACCCAGCCTTGCCGGAAGACCTCAAAGCGAAGCTGACACACGCTCCAGATTGGGCCATATTCGCGACTACCCTCGACACAGCGGAAGCCACGGAAGCAGTCGCTTCGCTTAAGGCGCTTGTAAAGAAGGTCCAAGAAAAGGGCCTTAGCCATTACGTCTTCAATTCGTTGGTTTGGCCGCGCGCGCCGAAGTATCTGTATTTTGACGAATATTATCAGATGGAGGGGCAGGCGAATCTGAATGCGCTGATCGCCCGTGAGGACGCGCAGACTCTTGCGGATTCGGATTACCCGCTGATCGGCCTTATCAATCTTGCTCGCCTCGACCTTCGTAAACTCGTCGCCACGACTAATACCACCGAACTGAAAAATAAATTGGAAGGCGCTGGCAATCATTTGACAACGCGTATCGTCAAATATTGGTCTCAGAACCGGCACATTCAGATGAGGTTCGACGTTCGCGATGCGAGACCTGAGGACCCAGAAGGTATGCGCGCTGGCGTCAACGTGTGGGGTGAGGTTTACGACACCGTTCATTGGGCCACCACACCCATGCGGAACCGCTCGCGTGGCTTTGTCTGGTTCTTCTCCTTCTTAGCCTGGTACGAGGACATCAAACGCCAGAAGCAGAATGTGATCCTCTTACTCGATGAGCCGGGGCTATCGCTGCATGGGCGCGCTCAGGGTGACTTGCTCCGCTATTTCGAAGCTGAACTATCCGGTCACCAGCTTCTCTACACGACGCACTCACCATTTATGATCGATTCGACGAAATTCGAGCGGGTCCGAATTGTTCAGGACCTTGGTATCGATGCCAGCCAGGCGCTTCCGAGAGGGGAGGACGGCACGAAGGTTCTGAGCAACGTTTTCGATGCGACCGAAGACAGTCTATTCCCGCTGCAAGGAGCGCTCGGGTACGAAATTCAGCAAACTCTCTTTATCGGCCCTAACTCTCTCATCGTTGAAGGTCCCGCCGACATGCTCTTCTTGCGGGCTGTGTCAGCCGAGCTTGAGCGCGAGGGGCGCATCGGTTTGTCTGAGAGGTGGGTCCTCACCCCGGTGGGCGGAAGCGGAAAAGTCCCGACGTTCGTGGCGCTGCTCGCACCGCAGAAGGGCATGAATGTCGCCACGTTGCTCGACATACAGAGGAGCGACCGCCCATTGATCGAGGACCTGTACAAGAAGAAGCTGCTCAACAAGAAGCAGGTCTCTACCTATGCAGATTTCAGCGGAACGGACGAGGGAGACGTGGAAGACATGTTCGATCGCGATTTCTATGTGCAACTCGTCAACGCGGAATTCGCCAAACAGCTTAAGGCGAAGATCGCTTCTTCGAAGCTCAACGCGAAGGAGCCTCGGATCCTTAAGGCAATCGAAGCGTGGCTTGCCGAAAATCCGCTCAAGTCAGGTGCATTCGGACATTACAGGCCCGCTCGCTATTTCTCTGAGAACGTGACCGCGCTATGGCCGAGCGTGTCGAATGTAACAAAGGATCGCTTTGAAGCGGCCTTCAAGCACCTCAACAGCCTGTTGAAGTAGCGACTCGCGATATTCAGCGTATCTCGGCCATTGGCGGGAGCCAGCTGGTTGAGTTTTGACCCTAGGGGCGCCCCACTTGCCGCGCGAAGGAGTGTTTCGCGCTGTAGACCCGTTCAAAACCGATTTCAGGGCCTATCCGGCCGCGAGCGAGGCAGTAACGAAGACGAATTTTCAGACAGCCTTGCCGGTTGCCCAGCTGTCGGCTACCGTTCGCCTGCGAATTCGGCGGCCGACCTGTCCGCTCACGTCCCGCCGGTTCGAACCTCCAACGGCCAACCACCGCCCGCCTTCGCGGGCATGATTTGAGGGCAACAGCCGGGCCAATGTCCGGCGATGCACAACGCACTTGCCGCACTCCTTTCGGCCTCCCTGGTCGCCTCCCACTCGACTGCGCTGACCGCAGCCGATGCGGAAGATGACAAATGGGTGCAGCTGACGCCAGCAGGCACATTCTCCGGACGCAACGGGCAAGGTCCCTGGACCACGGGCGACAAGGCGTCGATGGAACGGATCGTCGCCAACACCCGTCAGTATGCCGGCTCGACCGATCTCGCCATCGACTATGACCACCAGGCGGTATTCGGCGCCGTGCCCGGCGTCGGCGGCAAAGCTCCGGCCGCCGGTTGGATCAAGGAGTTGAAGGCCCAGGACGACGGCATCTATGGCCGCGTCGAATGGACCGCAGCGGCGGCGACAGCGATCAAGGCGAAAGAGTACCGCTATCTCTCGCCCGTCTTCTTCCACGAAAAGACCTCCGGCCGGGTGCTCGCCATCCGCATGGCCGGTCTCACCAACACGCCCAATCTCGACCTGATCGCGGTTGCAGCGAGTGCACTCTTCCCCCTCAACAACCAGACCGGAGATAGCATGGACAAGATCCTTGCGGCCCTGAACCTCGCCAAGGGCACGAACGAAGACGACGTCGTTGCCGCCATCAATTCCTACCTGACCAGTAGCACGGCGATCGCCAAGGCTGCCGGGCTCACCGATACCGCCAAGCCGGACGAGATTGTGGCGGCGGTGAACTCGATCGTCGCCGATCGGACCAAGTTCGCCGAGGCCGCCGGCCTCGCGGCAACCGCCAAGTCCGAGGAGATCGTGACGGCAGTCCAGTCGGCGATCGCCGGCAAGGTCGACCCCTCCAAGTTCGTTCCGGTCGCTGCCGTGACCGAGCTGCAGACCAGGCTGAACAAGCTGGAAAGCACGGTCGGCGACGACAAGGCCGAGGAAGCCGTCAACACGGCGATGAAAGCTGGCAAGCTGATCCCGGCGCTGAAGGATTGGGGCCTGGCCCTCTTCAAGTCCGATCCGGCCAAATTCGAGACGTTTGTCGGCTCGGCGCCGGTGCTGACCGACCCGCAGCTGAGGACGCCGAGGAAGGGCGAGACCGTAGAGGCGCTCGACGAGGCGCAGCTCGCCATCTGCTCGGCCTTGGGCATTGCTCCGGCCGAGTATCGCAAAACCATAGCCGCTGAACAGGAGGTACGCTGATGGCCGCGCTCACAAAGGGCCGCAACACGCTGGAACGCTCGGGCGATATCACCGAGCCGCCGGTGAAGGGTGCCACCAAGATCTTTGCCGGCGGCCTGGTGGCCATCAACGCGTCCGGCCTCGCGGTCCCGATGGCGACCGTAACCACGCTCGTCGGTCTCGGTCGCGCAGAACAGACCGTTGACAACTCGGCCGGCGCCGATGGTGACAAGAATGTCCGGGTCGGACGCGGCATTTACAAGTTCGCCAACTCTTCCGCTGGTGACCTGATCACCCGCAGCGACATTGGCGCCACGTGCTACGGCGTCGATGACCAGACTGTCGCCAAGACCAACGGAACCAACACGCGCTCACCTGCCGGCAAGATCCACGACGTGGATGCTGATGGCGTGTGGGTCAAATTCAACTAGGGGTCACCATGAAGATCACGTCCGCTGCCCTCGACGCCCTGCGCGTCGGCTTTAAGACCACCTTCCAGGCCGGCCTGGGTGCTGCTGCTTCTCAGCAGGCTCGGGTCGCTATGAAGGTAAACTCCACCAACAAATCGGAACGATACGGCTGGCTGCAGAACATTCCCGGCATCAGGGAATGGATCGGCGACCGCCTGGTCCAGAACCTTGGCGAGTACGACTACGAGATCAAGAACCGGCCGTTCGAACAGACCATCGGCGTCGATCGCGACGACATCGAGGACGACAGCCTCGGCACCTATGGGCCACTGTTCCAGATGATGGGCGACAACGTCGCCTTGTTCCCCGACACGCTGGTATGGCCGCTGCTGAAGGCCGGGTTCACGACCAGCTGCTTCGACGGGCAGTATTTCTTCGACACCGACCACCCGGTCATCCAGGCGGATGGTTCGACGGCCTCTGTCGCCAACACTGACGGTGGCGCCGGCACACCCTGGTTCCTGCTCTGCACGAAAAAGCCGATCAAGCCGATCATCTACCAGGAGCGGAGGTCATTCGATTTCGTCTCGAAGGACAAACCTACCGACGACAACGTCTTCAACCAGAAGAAATTCCTGTACGGGGTCGACGGTCGCGCGAATGTCGGCTTCGGCCTCTGGCAGCTCGGTTGGGGTTCCAAGCAGACGCTTGACGCGGCCCACTATGAGGCGGCGCGCGCCGCCATCGGTAGCTTCAAGGCCGACTACGGTCAGCCGCTCGGCCTGGTTCCGGACCTCTTGGTGGTGCCCTCCAGCCTCGAAGGCGCCGGCCGCAAGATCCTGCAGTCGCAGCTGGTCAACGGTGGCGAGAGCAATCCGTGGGCCGGCACGGCCGAGCTGCTCGTGGTTCCCTGGCTGGCCTGATCGGCTCCACTCCGAATTCGTACCCCCGCCGGCTCCGGCCGGCGGGTCTTCGATAAGCAGCCCTGGGAGGCTGTTTTTCAAAGACCCGAAAACGAGGATTGAACGATGGCAAAAGCGTTGCGTGAAGCGAAGGCGAAAGCCCCCAAAATGGTGGCTGACGCCGCCAAGGAAACATCCGGCCCGGAAGCGGCAGGAGCTGCACAAGGCCAGGATGCCCCGTCGTCGGGGGCGGCGACGGGGACGAACTCCACCCATGAACCCCCGCAGAGCGATGACCAGGGCGGAGCTGGCGATGGGGCCGGCTCCGCAGGCTTGCTGACGTTGGATGATCTGGAGAAGCGTCTGGGAACGGCCGAGGGCGAGTTTCGCTCCAAGTTTCCGCGCATGGCCGCTGCGATCGACGCCTGGCAGGCAGCTAGCGCCGATGGGGATGTGCCGAGCGGCATTCGTGTCCGTTCGAAGATCGACGGGTTCCGCCGCGCGGGCATCGCCCACTCAAAGGCGCCGGTCGAGCACCGGATGGAGGCATTCAAAGGCCCCGAGCAGCTGGAGGCCCTCTTTGCCGAACCGAACCTGGTCGTGGAGCTGATCTGACCGTGCACGTCTTCCTGCCCATCTGGCTGGTGCCGCTTTCGCTCACGGTCCTGATCTGGGCCGGTGCGATCTTCTGGCCGACTGCCGGAAACGGCACCAACGCGTATCCGCCGTTTGGGCTGATCGTTTCGGCGCTCCTGCGGTTTGTCGTAGCCGCCGCCGGCACGATCCTCTGCTGGGTCGCATATTTCATCTGGTTTTTCGTGGCGGGCGCCCGATGAGCTATGCGGTCAAACAGGATCTGATCGACCGGTTCGGATCAAGCGAGCTGACCCAGCTCACCGACCGCACGAACATTCCGCCGAGCACGGTGGATGATGTGGTTGTTGGCCGGGCACTTGCGGACGCGGACGGCGTGATCGACGGCTACATCGGCAAGCAGTACTCGCTGCCGTTGTTGGTTGCCCCTCCGGTGTTGGTGAAGGTTGCCGCCGATCTCGCGCGCTACTTCCTGCATGGCGAGGCGGCCGACAAGGACAGCCTGGTCACCCGCAACTACTCCCTTGCGCTCGCCTGGCTGAAGGATGTCGCCAAAGGCCTGGTCTCGATCGACGATGGAGGCCAGATGCCAGAGCAGGCCGGCGGCGGTGCGATCCGCGCCAATCCCTCGACCCGCGTATTCCGCCGCGACACTCTCAAGGGACTGTGATGGCGACCAAAGGCATCCAGCTACGCCTCGTCGACCAGGCCGTGCTCGCTACACTCGACCGGATCGAGCACCTGGCCGCCAAGCCCGGCGCGATCATGTCGGCGATCGCCGCCTACCTGGTCACGGCTACCCAGCGACATTTCGAACGTGAGACCGGCCCGAATGGCAAATGGCAGAAGCTAAGCCCGCGTACGGCCGCCAAGCGCAGCGGCCGGGGCACGCGCGGCTATGGACACATGCTGCGCGTGACCAACCGGCTCTATAGCTCGATCACAGGCGAAGCGACCGACACAGAAGCCGCTGTCGGCACCAATCTGCTTTATGCTGCCATTCAGCAGCTCGGCGGCGAAGCAAATATCCCGGCGCGCGAGCAGGATCTCCATTTCGGTAAGACCAATCGCGGCCGGCGCTTCGTCAAGGCATCCCGCAAGCGCAAGGAAACCGTCCGCGTCTCGATCGGCGCGCACAGCATCAGCATTCCGGCGCGGCCATACCTCTATGTCGATCAAGCCGACCAGGCCGAGATCCTGCAGATCGCCGAGGATGCTTTCCGCGCGGAGGCCGATGCCCATTCCGGAGCCCGGCCATGACACTCTCGTCCGAATTTCAGCAGCGCCTCCGCGACATCAATCCGCCGATCTTCCGGATGGTCGAAGGTGCGGCGGCTTTTGCGGCGCTGAACGGCGAACCGAAGGCGACGCCGGCGGCCTTCGTGCTGGTCGAGGAAGAGCAGAGCAGTCCGAACGAACGCATGACCGGCCGGCTGGCCCAAAGATGCGAAGCGGATGTCGCCATCATCATCGTCACCCGGAACGTTTCGGACGGAACCGGTGGCGCCGCCGCCGAAGACAACGAAGCAGTGAAGGCCAAGGTGCGCGAAGCGCTGATCGGTTTCGAGCCAGCCACGGTCAACAATGCCGATGTGGTCGAGCACATCTCGTCCAACCTTCTCAAAGCCAAGAACGGATACGTCTGGCAGCGCGAGCTGTTCGGCGCCGGCTACTACCTCGTGGAGAAAACCTGACATGGCGCAGATCACGAAGCCGCTCGCGGGCGGCAGCTACATCCGGGGCAAGGACGGCAGCCTGAAAAAGGTCGCCGGGACCGAGGCGATCATTGCCGTCCCGCTAGCGGACCCTGACAAGACCGCTGCTCCGGTGCAGACGTCCGAAACCGGCACGGCAGTGCCGGCCACCACGCCCAGGAAGGGAAAATAGCTGATGGCCATCCGCCGCTTCAAGAAACTCGCCGCCCTGCTCAAGATGGAAACTGTCTACGGCACCGATGCTGTCCCGACGGGCGCGGCCAACTTCATCCAGCTCAGCGACGTGACCTTCACGCCAATGGCCGGCGATGAGGAGGCCCGCAATCTCTTGCAGCCGAAGCTTGGTCACCAGGGCATCTATCTGACGGGCAACTATATCCAGGCTCAGTTCTCGGTCGAGCTGGCGGGCTCCGGAGTGCTTGGCACTGCGCCTGCCTACGGTCCTTTGCTTCGCTCGGTCGGTTTCGCCGAGACGATCACTGCGGCCACCGACGTGCAATACGACCTGGTCCACGACAGTTTCGAGAGCAGCGACCTGTATTGGAACGAAGACGGCGTCAGACACATCGGGCTTGGTGGTCGCGGCACCGTGACCTTCGGCTTCACGCCGAAGCGCATTCCGCGCATGCAGTTCACGATGAAATTCCTACAAGGGACCATTGCCGACACGGCATTGCCGGTAGTCGACAAGTCCAAGTGGATCGATGCGGTGCCGGTCTCGAAGGCCAACACGACAATGTCTCTGCACGGCTGGTCGGCGATCGCCGAGAGCTTGAACCTCGATCTCGCCAACCAGGTTGTACCGCGCCATCTGATCGGCTCTGAAAGCATTGAGATCACCGACCGCCAGGCAACCGGCACTGCAGTCGTGGAAGCGAAGTCGCTGGCCACCATCGACTGGTTCTCGATCGCCGGGGCTCACACGAAGGGCGCCCTGGCGCTGACGCATGGGACCGTTGAAGGCAACGTCGTGTCGCTCTCAGCCGACGCCGTCCAGATCGGCCGGCCTGCTTCGGGCCAGACCGACAACATCCGCAACTATTCGCTGCCGCTGATGCTCACCAGCCTCGGCGCCAACGAGCTGAACCTCACCATCACCTGAAGGCGGTTTGTGCCGCCTTTCAAACGCCCTTCAAAGCTTGGGAAAATCCATGAAGTTCGCCCCGACCGCTGAATACACCTACTGGTGGCCGATCAAGATCAAGATGCCGAGCTCGGACAAGTCGGGCTTGTGGATCACCGAAACGTTCGAAATGGAATTCGCAGCGGTTAACTCGGACGAGGTCGACAGGATCTTGGAAGAGATCAAGGCCATGAAGCCCGAGGACCAGACCGAACACGCGCACGATCTTCTGCTCAATGCGAGCCGTGATTGGCGCGGCGTCGTCGATGGCGACAAGAAGGCGATTGCCTTCGACCGTGAGATGCTGCGTGCGATGCTGAAGGCCGGCCCATGGTACCGCCAGGGCATCTATCAGTCGTACAGCGCATCGCTGGTCAGCGACGGGGCGCGAACGGGAAACTGACGGAGGCCGCGCGCGCCTGGGCATTGTCGAGAACCGGTCAGACCGATCCGACAACCCCAACGCGGCCTGATCACCAGGCGCGCATGGACGCGGAGGCGCTGGGCGTTCCAGCCGAGAGCCTGCCCGAAACGGCTGAGAGCGAAGAGACCGAAGTGTTCAAGGTTTGGGACATCAACATGCCGGTGGTTCGTTTGTTTCTCGGCTGCGAGACGCAATGGCGCATCGTTGCGCGTGGCATGGACGGCATCCTTCACTATGTCGGCATCGACTATGCCGCCGCATCCGCGCTCCTCGAGGCGCGTCCGCGCGGCGAGCAGCGGAAGCATCTCGCCTGGCGGATGTTCGAGGATCTCCGTGAAATGGAGCACGCCGCACTGCCGATCTTGAATGGAGCCGGCCGGTGACACTCAACCTTGCCCTGGTCATTTCCGGCGAAGCTTCGGGCGCGAAAGCTGCGGCGGATCAAACCGCGACGGCTGTCCGCACCGTAGGCGTCGCGGCCACGGAAGCTTCCGCAGCCATGGTCTCGGCTGAAGGTCAGGCCGAGGCTGCGGCGCGGCGCGTCACGGACGCGTTGACCACTCAGACTGCTGCCCAGCGGGCCGTTGCAACGCAGTCCGCCTCCAATGTCGTCAGCATAGGCAACGCTTCCAAGCTGACCGCCAATCAGCTGCTCAATCTGTCCCGCCAGGGCAACGACGTCATCACGATGTTTGCCCTGGGCGCGCCGCCGATGCAGATTTTCGCATCGCAGGCCGGGCAGATCTACGATGCTCTGGAGCAAGGACCCGGCGGCATCAAAGGGTCGCTCAAGGGGATAGGCGAAAGCCTGCTTGGGCTCATCACCCGCTTTCCAATTGCCACAGCGGCAATTGCGGCTGCCGGCGTGGCGTTCATCACTTATGAAATGTTTGCTGAAGCCAAGATCAAGTCGGTCAACGAAATCCTGAAGCAGCACGAAGCCAACATCCACCGGCTCGGACCTGCATATGAGGAGGCCCTCAAGGGCATTACAAAATATGCCGACGAAAGCGAGAGATTGGCAAATCTCCGCCTTAGGACCGACGCTGCCGACGCCCTGAAAACGCAGGCCGACGAGGCCACAAAGGCCATTGAGAACATCGTCAAATCAGAGGGAATATTCTCGTCGAGGTTCTCTGGCGCCAAGGGCGCGATCGATGATTTCATGGCTTCGATCAAGGCCGGTAATCCCGACGCGGTGAAATTCCAGGAGACGATCGCCAGTCTCCGCGACTCCGGCCAAATCACTGAAAAGGTCGCGCAGGATCTGATCACTGCCTCTAACGCCGCGTATGAGGCACAGCGGTCTCTTTCGGGCATCAGCGGTAACGTCGACGCCGTGGCAAAGGCCATTGCTGACATGTCGCGTGCCCTCGGCGCCGACGCCTTGTCCGCTCTATCTCAGCTGTCGACCGAGCAGCGCAAGTACGTCCAGACGCTAATCGACCAGCTGAACAGGGGGCAGATCACCGCCGACCAATTCAAGGCCTCTCTCCAGTCTCTGTCTGGGGTGACGCCGGACTTTTCTGGCGCGATTGATCAGGTTTCCGGTCTGGCTGATCAGTTGGAGCGTGCTCACGCTGCCGCAGCTGGCTTGGCCAACACCACGCCACGCCAGGACCGTGTCGGCTATAACCGGATGGACGACGCTCAGTCGCAGTATGGCGACGCCTTGGAGATGTGGCGCCGGTTCGGATACGACAATGACTCCAAAATCGACACGAACAAGCCGAAGAAGGTCCCAAAAGCTTCCACCGCAGATCCCTACCGCGACATTCTGAAGAGCGCGCAGGATCGCATCGATCAGATGAAGGTCGAGCTGCAGCTGACCGGTCAGGTCGGCGTCGCGGCCGACACGCTCCGCAACTACCAAGAGCTCCTCTCCAAGGCCACCGACAAGGGACGCTCGATCGGCGAAGCACAGAAGGCGGAACTGCACGATCGCGCCGAGGAAATGGCGAAGCTGGCGGCGGCCACGGCAGGCGCGAAAGTGCAGCAAGATCTGCTGTTCGATCGCCAGCAGATGTTTCGGTCGCCGACTGAGCAGGACGTGTATTCGACGTTGCGGTCAGCGAACATTGATCCGGCCTCGGCCACCGGCGAGGCCATCGCTCAGCAGATCCGGTACAATGATCTGCTGAAGGAGAGCCGCGACCTGGCCGGCGACTTCGCCAGCACCCTGATCGGCGGCCTTCGCAATGGCGAGAACGGCTGGCAGGCGATGGGCGACGCCGCGCTGTCGGTGCTCGACAAGATCACCGACAAACTGCTGAACGAAGTGCTGGACGCCCTCTTTCAGATCAACAGTGCCGGTGGCGGCGGCGGCGGCATCCTGGGTGCGCTCGGGTCTCTTTTCGGGCTTGGCGGCGGCGGGTCGGCCGGATCGAACCCTGGTTCGGTCTCCGACCTCCTCTCCAGTTCATGGAGTTTCGACAGTGGCGGCTACACCGGCCCCGGTCCGAAGAACAGGCCGGCCGGCGTCGTCCATGCCGGCGAAGTCGTCTTCAGCCAGGACGATATTGCACGGGCCGGCGGCGTCGGCGTGGTCGAGGCCATGCGGCTCGGCCGGCGCGGCTACGCCAGTGGCGGGGTCGTCGAGGGCGGCATGGCGATGCCGGCGACGGGGACCTATGGCGGCGGCGCCACCTGGTCTGGCGGCAGCCCTCAACCGCAGCGGGTCGTGCTTCACATAGTCAACGAAGAAGGGCCGATGTTCCGGACAACCATCCGGCAGGAAAGCCAGGACGTGGCTGTCCAGGTCGTCCGGGGCAACGACCAGGCGCGCGCCGACTACTACGACGCCGGAGGAAACCCGCGCTGATGGCCACAATCATTGACCTTCCCGATATCGTCGGCTGGGAGAAATGCGACTTCGATCCCGTCGTCGTTCGCACCACCGACCGCATGGAAGGCCGGCGAACCGAGGGCGTGAGGATGCCGACCGGCTATTGGACGGCCTCTTACACACCCGGCTACCTGTTCCCGCGCGACATGGGCAAGATGGACGCCTTCATGATGTGCGCCGGAGACGACGGCGAGTTCTTCCGAGGCTATGACGTGTTCCGGCCGCGCCCGATCCTGATGGATGCAGGCGTGCCGCTTTCCGGCGTCAAGGCCGGCGGCGGCGCGTTCGACGGTACGGCCGAGCTTCACACGATTACCGATAGCCGCACCGTCGTCATCTACGGCCTGCCAGCAGGCTTCCAGTTGTCCGAGGGCGACTATGTGGAATTTCGCCAAAGCAGCCAGTCGTCCTCGTTGCATCGTATCAGGCTGCCGGCCACAGCTGACGGCGCTGGCCATGTCACGCTCTCGATCAAATACGGTCTTGATACTGAGAACTTCACGACGGCGGCGATAGCGCGTTTCGAGAAGCCGTCCTGCCTGATGCAGATCGATCCCGGCTCCTACAAGGGAACCAAATCGAAGACGAACCGACGTCCGACCTTCACGGCCACGGAGATGTTTCCGTGAGCACGAGCCTCGATCCGGCCGTCCAGGCCCTGGTCGACGATGGCCAGTTCGTCCGCCTGGATCTCGTCCGCTTCGATCTTGCGGGCAAAGGAGCCGTGCCGCCTAAGACGGTCGGCTATCACCGTGGCGGCCGGCCGTTCACGTTCAATGGCCTGACCTACCTTCCTAACCGCTGGTTGGCGCCTGGCGCGTTCACCTCGGCCGTAGGACCGTCGCCGACCAAGCGCACGATCGTGTTTTCCTACGCGCCGACGGTCAACCCGGACGACGCGATCGCCACGATCCGTAGCTACAACTATCTGAATGCGCCGGTCATCATCACAGTGCTGGCCGGAGATCCTGCGACCGACCAGGTGGCCGGTGTTCTCACCTCGATCATCTACCGCATAGACGCGGTGCGGTTTCCCCGAGGAGCCGCCGACAAGAACGGACAGCGGTCGCTGACCGTCGAGATCGACCTGGTGCCGCCCGGCCGTTCGGTGCGGGGCTCGACGCTGGTCAAGATCAGCCCGGCTGATCAGAACTTCGACAACGACCCCGCCGACACGTCGCTGGAGTACGTCGCCACCAACGCCAAGATCCAGGAAGAATGGGGGCAGCGCAGTGGCTAACCGTTTCCAGACCGTCGATGCGACCCTTCGGGCCGAACTGGCCAAGCCCTATGTCGAAGGCGAGAGCGACTGCTTTTTTCTCGGCTGTCGGATGGCCGATGCGCTCGATCCGGCGCTTGGCCTGGTGAAGAAGTACTGGCGCGCCTACACGACGATCCTGGGCGCACAGAAGGCCTTGCGCAAGCGTGGCCACAAGACCCTGGCCGATCTGTTCAGCACGCACCTGACGGCCTGTGCGCCCGCTGAAGCCCAGCTTGGCGACATCGTTATCCTGCAGCTCGTCGATGGCCAGCATGTCGGCATTTGCCTGGGCATACGCTTCGTCACCAAGACCAGCGCCGGGCGCTCCTATCACTTCGTCGCCGACTGTGTCGCCGCGTTTCGAACGGGTGACGCCGCATGATCTTTACACTTATCGGCGGCCTGATTGCCGGTGCCCTATTCACAGCTGGAACGGTCGCGTTCACCCTCGCGTCGACCCTGATCTCCGGCGCGCTGGCCTTTGCGACGCGGTTGGGCATCAGCTACCTGCTGCGGCCGAAGGCTCGGAAATATTCGGCGGTCCAGGGCGAAAGCCAGATTGGTGGCTCGGCGCCGGTGTCCACCCTCTACGGCATCGGCAAGATCAGCCAGGCGCACCGGCTCTTCTACGCGAAATATGGCGAGGGCAATAAGTTCAACGCCGAGGTCTGGCGCCTGGCCCACGGCCGGTGCGACGGGCTTGAGCCCTACGTTTTCTTCGGCGGCGCGAAGCACAATTTGGTCGAGGCCGACCCGATCGTCGGCGGCAATGAGGTCAAGCACTACCACGTCGAGAATTATGGAGACCTGATCTCGATCCGCTTTTATGACGGTCGCCCCGGCCAAGGCCCCGATGTGAGGCTGGTCGCCAAGACCGCGGATCTCGGCCAGACATGGAAATCGACCAGCGTGTGCGCCGGCATGACCTATGTCGTGTGCGAAATGAAATACGACCAGGACAAGTTCCCATCCGGTCGGCCGTCGATCGAGTGGGTGCTCCGTGGCCTGCGCGAGTACGACCCGCGCAAGGACAGCACCGTGGTTGGCGGCTCGGGCACACAGCGCCTCGACGATCCGACGACATGGCTGCACACACTAAACCCGGCCGTTCACCGGCTCAATTACGAGCTGGGCCTGAAGGGCATGATATCGGGCCGCACACTGGTCGGCATGGGCAAGACCCTCGGCCAGCTGGATCTCGCCAGCTATTTCGCATCGATGAACGTCGCTGACGCTCTTCGGGGCGGCAAGCCGACCTATCAGTGCAGCCTGTTCGTCAACTCCGACGATGACCACACCCAGATCCTCGCCGAATTCGAGGACGCTCTGGCCGGCTATGCCGTCAACCGGCGTGGTCTGTCCGGCGTCATCGCGGGAGCACCGCAGATCCCGGTGATGGAGATCACCGCCGACGATATCCCGCTCGATCGGCCGCGACCGGACACCCAATACGACAAGTCCGCTTCCGACCTTTACAACCAGCTTTCCGGTCAGTTCACCTCGATCGAGAGCCAGTGGGAGGCCGCGAGCCTCAAGCCGATCATCGTCAATGATGACATCGCCGCCGATGGCGCGCCACGCGGCACGTCGAACGACTTCCTGCAGGTGACCGACCCCGACATCGCTCAATACCTTCTTACGATCCGCTATCGCCAGAACCGCAAGGGCGGGTCGCAAACCCTGCCGGTCAGTCGGCGCGTCGGCCTGGCGGCGATGGAGGGCGAGTGGGTCACCTTTGAGGGCGTTGACTGGCTCATCACCAAGTCTCAGGTCGACGAGCAGTTCCGCTACACGCTGGCGCTGACTGAAACCGGTGCCGACATCTACGACGACGGCGCGATCGAGCCCGGCCCGATCATCGTTGCCCCAAGCCCTCCGATCAACCCGGCCATCCTGAGCACGGTGCAGGATTTCGCCATCGAGGTCGGCACCATTGCCGGGTCTGATGGACAGGAAGTACCGTCGCTGCGGTTTGCCTGGACGCCGCCGGCCGATCCCACCATCACCGAGGTGCGGTTCTTCTACTTTATCGGCCTCGATCCGACCGGCCAGGTCATCTACCAGGATAAGTGCTCGACCGCTGAGGATGGCATCTATGAAACGTCAAAGGACGTGCAGCCGGGCGTGTTCTACACCGGGCGCGCCACCATCACGACGGTTCCCGATCGCTTCAAGACGTTCACGCCGTGGCTGACTACGGAACACGCGACCGGACCTGTCCAGATCTACCCACCCGGCCTCATCGACCAGATCAACCAGACTATCGACGAAGGCCTCTACGGGGTCGGCCAGGCCGCGCGCGATCTGCAAAACCAGCTCATTCGCAACACCCTTGCGACGGTCGAGCAAGATGGCCGCAACGTGCTCGACAAGCAGGAGCTGCGCACCCTGCTGGTGGCGCATGTGGCCGGGTTCGACGCGAAGTACGAGAACATCACCACGGTGCTGGCCAGCGATGTGGACGCGGTTTCGCAGCGGGTTGAAACCACCGAGGCGGCGCTGACGGGCTATACCGGCATCAACGCGATCGCCACCGCCTTCAGCGCGCAAGCATCGGCCATCAGCCTGGTTGACGGACGGGTCACCGCCACCAATGACCTGCTGGATATTCTTGACGCCACGGTCGGCAACTTCTCTGCGTCGGGGCGTTTCCGCGTCAACACGACCGCCACGGAAAGCGGCGCTGTTTCGACCATTGCATTGAGCACCTCGGCGACTGACGGCGGCGCGACCGCAACCGCCGCCATGCTGATGTCGGCGACGGCCGGCGGCCAAAGCACGATCGGGTTCCTCGCCGACCTGGTCTATTTCCGAGACGCCGCCGGCAACGCGGAATACCCGTTCGCCTTCACGGCCGGCCAGCTCCGGGCGAACTTCGCCAACATCGGCACGATCATAGCCGGCCTGATCAAGAGCCCAGACAACCGTTACGTCTTCACCGTCGCCCTCGGCCAACATGAGTGGTTTGACTGATGTCGCGCGGCTTCCTGGACGACATCGCTGGATCGAAGCGCCTGCGGATGGCCATCGCGGGCAAGAATGCGCGCGACATGTCGTTGCCGACCAATCACGTCGCCTTCGACAGCGACTGGCTCGGCGCCGCCGGCATCGCTCTCACAGGGACGTTCACGATATCGGCCAACGCCTCGCCGAACACCAGCTTCGTCACCTGGGCGACCCTTGGCGCCAAGCCGCTTGCCGAGATCGCATTCCTGAAATCCGGCTTCTACACGAACATTGCCGATGGGGATTTCGGCACCACCACCAGCGTCACGCTCATCGTGGGACCGACTGGCATCACCGGCGACTGCAAGAACCTGAACTATCCCGTCGTGGTTGCCTACGTCATCTACAGGATCTTCCCGACATGAAGCGCGGAAAGATCAGCCTCGGCTCACCTTTGGTCTTCCGGATCTCGAAGCCCACCTTCGATGTGGACACCGCCGCGCAGGCGGATCTGTTGATCCACGAGAGCATCTTCCTGTCGCAGATCATCCAGTCCGGCACCGTCGCAAATCCGGGCGGCCCCTCGTACACGGCGACCATCGCCATCGACCCGTCGCTGGTGAACCCGATACCGATCGTCTACCCGATCTACGGGGGAAATGTCGCCTTCCCGGCACCGATGGCCTATCTCAGCGGCATCATGACGACGATCCACACGAACGTCTTCTGGAGCGTCTCGGCCGGTGTTTTGTCCATAGTCTTTTCGTCGATCACACCATCCGCCAGTTACGCGATCATCAGGCAGGAGACGCCGTAGATGCCTCGCGCGCGGTGGGACAAAACAGGCATTGCCATCGCCCGCGAGGGCTTTGACATCGATACTGCGTCCCAGTCCAACATCCTCTTCAATTCGAACTCTTCGACGCGCAGGATCTATCTGCAGGGGACGATCGCTTTCGGCGGCGCGGTCAGCATCGGCCCGTTCAACAACCACTATCAAAAGAGCACGGTGACCTTCCCAACACCCTTCGCGAAGGCGCCCCAGGCGCTGGTCGCCGTCAAGGATAACAACCTCAATCTTCACCTGATCCCCACCCAAGCCATTGTCGGCGGCCAGACGGTTTCCAGCACTTTCTGGGAATTCTACGAGCCAGTGATTTGCGCGATCACCTTCACGGACAGGCTGGAGCTTTACACGCGCTATGCGCTGACAGCGACGCTTTCGACCTTCGCATATTGCGTCTTTGAAAACTCAACGGACTGAGGAGCCGGATCAATGATCATCATCCATGACGAAGCCGGGCGGGTGCAGCAGACCTTGAGCATGTATCCAAAGGGCCACGGCAAGCACCTGCAAGAAACCGGTGTCGGTTTCGTCGTCGTCCTGGCTATCCCGCCGGATGCCTATTCGGCCTGGCGTGTGGTCGACGGCCAACTGGTGCCTCGGCCGGCATGCGAAGCCGAGGTGAGCGTCGCTGGCCGCGTCATTTCGCTGGCCGACGTGCCGGCCGGCTCGACCGTCACGGCCTCGATCGACGGCACCATAGTTCAGATCGAGGACGCCTCGATCGAGATGGACGAGGCCGGCCCCGTCACCATCCGCATTTCCCCGCCCTGGCCGATCATGGAGGCAGTCTATGACCTTGAAATTGAGTAGGGCCGACACGCTTCGACCCGAGGCCGAGGACCGTATCGACCGGGTCTACGCCAAGAAGATCAACGATCTCATCGGGCCGCTCGGAAGGCTGCATCAGCGCAAGGCAGAACGGGCGATCCTCGGGCGCGATCTGGCCGGGCCGCTCATTGTCGACGAGGCCGATCGGCTGGCCATCATCGCTGCCGCCACCAAACAAGACGCGGCCGTTGCCGCCCTCGATGTCGAGCGTCGTCGGATGAAGGCCGCTGTTCGGGCCGCGAACACGGCGGCCGAGATCAAGGCTGTCCTCGCAAAACTGGAGATCATGCAATGAGCGAACCCAAGCAAGTGCAACTGGACCCGCTGGTTGTCTTGAACCAGACGGCGCGCTTGGCGGACATCGACCGCGAGGCATGGCGCAATCACATCATGCTGCTGGCGCAGCGGGAATACGAACTCGCCGTTCTGAACATGCGGCAGGCGGAGGAGATCGCTCGGCTCAGAAAGGCGCTGAGCGAAGCGCTTGGTCAGCCACCGGAAGACCCTACGGCCTCGTCGGCCGAGGAGACTTCCACCACCTCCCCACCCCAGAAAACGGAAGCGGAGCAGCTCCAAGCGATAAGACGCCACGCTATGGGCGAGGACGACTGAGATGACCCTGACCGCCTATTACAGCGCCGGCACTGCGACGCTCACCAACGGGTCGACGGCAGTCGTCGGCATAGGCACAGCCTGGACGACGAACAACCTTGCGCCAGGCGACCAGATCGAGACCGACAGCGGCCTAAGGGCGACGATCGCGTCCATTGACGGCCCGACAACGCTCACCCTCGACAAGAACTTCGTCGGCACAACGCAGACAGCGGCTCCTTACAAGATCTGGCGCACCTTCGACGCCCAATACCTAATGGAGGGCGCAAGGAACGCCTTCAACTTGCTGGGATCAGGCAGCATAGCCGCGCTTGCGGAGCTCGCTGGCCTCGCCGACAATGGCATGTATTTCACCGCTCCTGGTGTGCTGGCGCTGTTCTCCCTGACAGCGGCAGGCCGTGCGCTCCTCGGCGATGCCACTTTCGCTGATATGCGCACGACGCTAGGCATCGCCACGGACCTTGATGCTGTGAGAAAGCGCGGCACGGTTCGGGCGGCGACAACGGCAAACATTGCGATCGCCACAGCGCTCAACAATGCTGACGTGCTGGATGGCGTAGCGCTCGCAACCGGCGACCTGGTCCTGGTCAAGAATCAGACGGCACCAGCTGAGAACGGCATCTATGTCGTGGGAGCCGTCCCGGCTCGGTCGGGCGAATATGACACCTACAATGAACATGCCGGAGCTCTGATCCTCATCCAGGAAGGAACGACGCTCGCGGACACCCTGTGGTCGTGTACCTCGGACGTGGGTGGCGTGCTCGACACGACAGCCATCGTCTTCACCCAGATGGCATCCGTGCCTAACGATAGCGTCACCAACGCCAAACTGGCCAACATGGCCAATGCGACGATCAAAGGCCGCACGACGGCAGGCACGGGCGACCCCGAAGACCTGACAATGGCGCAGCTGAAGGCGCTGTTATTGTCGTCGACCGTCATCCGCGAAGTCTTGACTGCCAACCGGACCTACTATGTCCGCACCGATGGCAACGACGGCAACACCGGCCTGGTAAACAACAGCGGCGGCGCCTTCCTCACCATCCAGAAAGCCATCGATACGGCCGCAACGCTCGACCTCTCAATTTATTCTGTGACCATTCAGTGCGGCACGGGCACAGGCGGAACATCCGGTATCAACCTTAAAAGCTTCGTTGGCGGCGGAACGATCACACTTCAGGGTGACACAGGAACGCCGTCCAACGTGACCATCGCCACGACTTCGGCCAACTGCATCAACGCGCTTGGGATAATCGGCAAATATACCATTACCGGCTTCAAGTTCGCCGCCACGACCTCTGGCTACGCCATCAGCGCGGGCGGGGCCTCGAAGATTGACCTTGGTGTTGTTGAGTTCGGCGCTTGCGCCTCCGGTCATATCGACGCGGAACAGCAGGCAATCGTCACATTCCTCAACAACTACACCATCTCCGGTGGCGGCACGAGGCACTGGTTCACAACGACCGGCGCGCTTATCCAATGCACCGGCAAGACCGTGACTCTCACAGGGACGCCCGCGTTCTCTTCAGGGTTCCTTATCGCAAGTCGCGATGGTGGCGCACTTATTAGCAGCAATACATTCAGCGGTTCGGCTACCGGCTCTCGCTACTCAGTCAGCTATACTGCGTGGGCGGATGTTGCGGGTGCCGGCGCGTCATATCTTCCCGGCGATGCTGCCGGGTCGACATCATCGGGAGGCACGTATGCCTGATTATGATCCCAGCAATTGGTTCTGGGTTGTGGCCGGCAACGAAAGCCGATTCTGGTCAAGCTCAACCGGCGCTTATGTTGACGCCTTGCCTGAAGGTGCTGGCGTGACACGCATCGCGAGCGAGGATGAGCTGTGGGATGTGCTACGCGCTCAATTTCCTGACGGATTGCCGCAACAGCTGAAGCCGGCGCGATTAGTGCCCAAACGTGTCATCATCGATCGGCTGCAGGCTGCGGGCCTGCTCGAAGCGGCGAAGACCGAGATCGACAGCGCCGATCTATATACGCAGGAACGTTGGAACGCACGGACCGATATCTATGCCAATGATCCGACTGCTCTCCAGATGCTACAGAGCATAGGGGGCGACCCGGCTACTATCTTTGGTCCGACCGAATAG